GAATCCTCAACGCCTAGATCAATGCGGAGTGATTGAAAGTTACCAAGATTGAGCGTATAGCCCAATGCAATGTTAATCTTTGTATTCTCGTTTTCCATCTCATACCTCTCTTTTAAATACTTTCGGACCAAACTGGTACGAATCGTCCATCTGTAGTTCTCGTATATGTCAGTATACCATCTCCCATACGCCTTGTCAACTCCTGTGGCGAAGGTGTAATATCGTTAGTAACTAACTTATCTTTTCTTGGTCTGCCAATATGGTAGGTAGCAAGTATATCACGAATGTTGCGTACTTGCGATTCAGAGTAATAGCATCGAACCTGCCAGCCACGCTCTCCGCCCTTCTGAGACCCCATAGGCTCAGGTATAACTCCACGCTTCATAAGGCTTGGCATATACTTTTTATGTCTATTTACTAGTATTGCTGTCTCGCCTACGGTATATGCTCTTTCACGATTCCGTTTAAAATCTGTAACTAAACAACTTTCAATTTGATCTTTGGTTATGTTGTATACAGACATAATTCCATTAGATCTATTGAAGTGATGGATGCGAACAACATCGCCATTCAAGAACCAAACTTTCTTGCTTCCTGGAATGACTGGGGCAGAATTATACTGCTCCCTGTCCATTATACTGGTACACCAATTGCAATAATATTAACAGACATATTTGATGTACCTGCTAATTCAAACTTAACAAAGCCTTCTACTTTTGCTGTGTCAACTGCTGTAATTACGGCATAAGTATTCTTACTTGCATCGCTAGAGTCTGTTGAAATTGGACTAACTGTTACTACTGGAGGAAGTTTAAATGGAATATCAAAAGTGTATGAAAAGCTTTGATAGTCATTAGCCTTTACTGTTGAGTTTGTTAGTTTATATTGACCAGTAACTATTTTTACTTCAGAATTACGAATATTCTTTTTACCTTGGGAGGTCCATAGAATAGCATATGCAGATACGTTAATTGCAATGCGATCCCAAAGTGAGTTAATTGATTCAATAATTTTATATACAAGAGATACGTCAAATGGTTGACCTCTTTGTGGGACTGGTAGCTTCATAGTTTCTATTATACACTAAACAATAGCAAAAGATTCTGTATACGTTCTTGGAGTGAGCCTTGGATATATTTCAATTGTTGAACTAAGTTCTTTTTCATAGCTCGCAACTTGAACAATAAACTTTACTCTATTTACTCCTGCCGATTTAACAATTGAGTAGGTGTGAATTGGAGATGTTCCGTGATACTCATATGCAGTATAAGTTGATCCATTATCTGTAGATGTTGCAATGAAAACATCATACTCTGGTCTTCCATTTGAATCTTCCCAAGCAAATACAATAGAGGTTGATAATCCTACTGCCGTTCCAGTAACAGAAACTAGGTTTGTTGCAGGAAGTTCATAAAATGTTGACCAAGCTGATGTTCTTGATAGATCATCTGTAGTTATTCTAAATCTAATATGATGATTATTATTTTTATCAACTTTATTTAATTCTTCTTTAAATATAAATATTTTTTTAATATCTTCAGCCATTATGAACCCACATTAAGATCTAGATTTATTTTTACATCTAAAAGATTTTTTGAGTTTGCATCTTTAAGAATAGTAGTGTTTGTATCACTTTGAATAGGTGAATATACAGTCATACCATAAAGTGGATTTGCTGTCATATCAAAGTTGTTTTCAAAACGAAGTCCGTCAAGGACTATAAACATACTTTGTCCGTCACGAGTTAGTGTTCCAGATTGTCCTGCAGTTGGTCCAGTATTGCTGGCTCCTGGCTTTGAATAAGATATTGTATATGGGGATGTATTAGTAACACCAGTAACAGTATATGTTCCATTAAATGTTGCATCTATCCCAGCTACCGTGATTGAATCCCCAATTGCAACATAGTGTGCTGCAGTAGTTGTAATTGTTGCAACTTCACTAGCAATTTGTTTAGTGCTAATACTTCTTGTTGTTGGAATTACTTCAGCATATACTTTAACAATTTTTACGTTTGCCCACGAAAAGTTTGCACTCTTGGTTAGCTCTGACAATGTTTTCTTTTTAACAAAATAAAAATAATTATTATTAGCTGTAAAATCTGCTGAACTTAATTCTACCTGCATTTTTGCATATGATGGTGTTGTATCTGCTTCTTCCGATGAAAACTCTACTAGAATATAAACTGATGTTGGAAAATCATCGCCTGGCGTTCTTTTTAATATAGAGAATGCTAAAGCAATTTCATCTGAAGAAGAGTTAACATCTAATGTATAAGATTGACTTGTTAGGTGAATGTGTGGCTGATTTGTAGCTGTCCAAGTACTTCCAGTAGTAATGTCCGATAAATTACCAGCAACAACAATTGAATTTTTAAGCATTCTTGGCTGTTCTTTATGTTTAATACCTCTAGGATCACTAGTAAAAAGATCTTCAGTGCTGTCAAGGAAAAATACTTTTGGTAGATCTGCACTAATAATTCCAGTTAAAGTTGCTGCAATTGATGTTACGGCTGCTATTGCTACTGAGGAAGTAGTATGATACTCCCAGTTCTCAATAGAAGAAAATGTGTGGAGAAGTCTACTATCAGATGTTACTGCTACTGGGTTACTTCCTGCAGAAAAAATACCAACTTCTGTCATATAATATATTTCTTGGGTAGGAAGTTCAGCACTAAATACAACCTGAGACATTCCATTTTGCAATACAGAATAGCTTCTAGAAGTGATTGGAACTCTAAACATTTCAAAATCAAGTTTTTCTTTTAATGAAAAGTCTAAAGCAATTGTTCCATTATCTGGAACATCAATAGTAACAGTTCCAACAACATCCGCCCCATTCGTTGTTGATGCATCTGGAAAAGTAAAAGTAGTTGCTGTTGTTGCAGTAATTACAACATCAGTATTATTAAACTCTGTAGTTCCTGCAATAGTAATTACATCACCAACAGATAGTCCGTGAGCAGTTGTTCCAGTTGTTGCTGTTGCAAATCCAGCAGATGGAGTGCTATGAACAATTGTTGTTGTATCTGGAATAGCCGTAGTTGTGATTAATACCGTTGTTGTTCCTACACTAGCTACAGTTCTTTTTCCATCAAACAGAGGTCCAAGACCAGAAATAAAAACTTTATCTCCTTGAACAATGGTATGTGCTGCAGATGTTGTCAGTGTAATGGTTGTGCCAGATAAAAGTTTATTGATAACTGTAAAAGAAGATGTTCTAGGATTTGCACCACAGCCAACAGCCATATATGCTGCATAGGATGGGGCTTGATCAATTAAGTACTTAGCAATAATTGATTTTCCAGTTGTTGTAATCATAATTCTCCTACCTATATTGTATCATTAACTACAGTTCCAGCAGTAAGAATTTCTACTTCTACAATATAGTCTGCTTGTAAATTTTTAAGACTGATGGTAATTGTTCCACTATCTAAATCATTTTCTATTAAAAGATTTTCACTAGCTTGTGGAATATGATAATTTAAATCAATTGTATATGTATTAAAAACATTTCTACTTCCATTTACAAAAACAATTGCTTCTTTGTTTTCAAATATTGAGCCAGCATCTTTAAGAGGAGTATATCCATTATTATATGGACTATTAATAAGATCGTGTCGTGAAGTTGATAGTAATTCTATACCGCCAATTGAAGCAAAAACATAATCTCCCATTGTTTCTAAAGATAATGATTCATTATCAAGAAGAATATCTGGGGTTGCTACCTTTACGCCAGACTTTTCTGTTTTATAAATTGGTTCTGGAAGAAAGGCATTTGTAGAATCTACCATTATGCAGTTACCTCCTTGGTTGGTATTTCACTAACGTATACCGTCATTTCTGGACCGTCAACACTTCGTGAATACTCAATATTATATACAACAAATCTAGTATTTGTATCAACAACTTCATTAATATTTGAATCCATTGACTTATAGTCAAGAGTAACAATGTCTCCAAGTTGTAAGGTTGGGTTTGCAAAGATCCTTATTCCAAGTGATAGCCTAGGAGCAATTACTTTATTTGCAAGCCAGGACATAAGGCTGTCTGCTGCATCCTGACTTTGAATATAGTCGGAGTCAATATTAAATTCTTTTTTGCCATATGTCATTCTACTATTTTTTACTGCTTGATAATTTCTTTTATTATTAAGCGGATCATTAACAACCTGATTTTTAAACATTTCTGGATCTGATAGATTACTCTTTTCTTGAAAATATTCATCAACAGTAAAGTTGTGCTTGGCTTCTTGTGTAAAAGTTACTCCTAGAATTCTTAAGTAGTTCCCACTAGTGTTATCAAGGTTTATAATTTTATCTGTTGTGTTAAAAATTAAGAATTCTGCACCATATGCATTTGCAACAAATCCAGAGATTGCATACCCTTTAAGTTTATTAAACGTTGGGGCAATCTTTGCAAGTAATGCAGGATATGCTTTATCATATTTAATATCAAAGTATGCGGCTTCACGCATAATAGTTCCAAATTCCTCATAGTATATATCCGATGATCTAGTTGAAATTGGACTAATGCCAGATAGGTATGAATCTTGAATTGCTTGTGGAAGAGAGTATTTAGAAAATGCTTCATCTGTTTCATATTCTTTATTAAGGGAAAATGATTCTTTGAATGGGGCATTAGAAACACTAGAATAGTTTGATGCTTCATTTGTTTTTAATGCATATAGATGTTCAAACATACACTTTGATGTACCACGAATAAACAAAGCTACATTTTGTTTCCTATCTTGAAGAGGAACATCATCTACAACTGATCCAACAAGTTTTCCATTAACATAAAGATAAAACTTTATGCTTGAGGTAGTACTGTCTTTTACTTCTTCATATTCTACCGAAAGATCATATACACTTGGATTCTCTTCTGCAATATCTCTATATTGTCCAGTAAATCGTCCATCGTCTACAACAATGCTTGATCGTCCCCTCCAAAGTGTTTGGGGAATAGATGATAATGTTCCAGTAGATCCAGAAGTTGTTATATCTGCGTGTACTTTATAAAAATGTAAATTGCTAACATCATCTTTTTCAATATAGTTATCAATAGAATTTACAGTCAATGCTGATAGTTCAAAGAAATATCCTGTGTTTGACAATGGATTAACAAAGATTCCGATGCCACCGCCACCACCGTTAATAATAGTAGGAACTGTTGAGTCTTTTGATGTTAAAGCATAATATGGCATAGAACCTGCAGGGCTTTGATAAACATCGAGATTATTCTCTAGTGTTCCAACCACCCTCATTCTTGTGCCAAAATGTGTATATTTTCCATCTAGGGTATTATATACATATGTCATAAAGTCTCTTGGGTTATCTGCAGCACCAAATGTTGGTCCAGCCATAACTAATGCAGAAGACTGCACTTTACCAGTCTGGGTAGAGTTAATTCCTGTTGTTTGATTTTCTGATGGATAAGAACTACTCATAAAATTTCTTATAAGGGATGTTCTTGTACTTTGTTGTGCAAGGTTTCGTGATGCGTTGACTGTAGCTCCCATTCCAGATATTGCCTCTATTCCACCTATCAATTCAGAGTCATAGATCTTAACTCCACTTAAAACAATTGTATTGTCAAGAATTCCTGTTCCTGTTACAGCTTTATCAATTTTAAAACCATACGAAGTTGTGTCTGTTACCTTTGCATTTGCTGGAATATTTGTTCCAGTAACTTTTTGTCCAACCCTAACATATTTTCGAGATGTTTCTTCTAGATATATTTTTTTCCCATCTGAGCCTTTATTGCTATTTGCTGTATTATTAACGTCAACAATAAATGTTTCTTTGAATGGTAGATCAAATAGCAGCTTGCCATTCATTTGGCACCCCATAACGTTTGTATTAATCCAGCCTGGAAGCCCTACAATGTGTTCTTTTATTTCAGTGTTAAACTGTCCACGTCCGTGTTGTGCTACAGCACCTTCTTTTAGTCTAGTGATTCCACTAATAGTTTCATAGTTTGGTTCCGCAAAAATTCTAACTTTTCCAGTTGGATAAATTTTTCCATTAAATGGAACTTTAGAAAAATAGTCCTGGTATTCATCAACACTGCTAATCCAGTAATTAGTTAAAGAAGATTTAGCTATAACATTTACACTGCTAGGTGCTGCTACTGTATGATTACTAACCACAGTAAATGTTTTTGGATTTGCAGTTTTGTTTATGCTTGTTACAGTTGTATTTGGACCAAATTTTCCAGTACCGCCACCAGTTCTAACAATCTTATCTCCAACCTTTAATCCAGAAATATCACCAGTTGTTACAGAAACAATGTTTGTAGAAGTATTTGCTAAACTAACAACAAGCTCTGGTGTAGTAGATGGTTGAGAAACGCTATACTCAACAGCATCAAATTTAATAATTTCTCCATTTGAATAAAAATATCCATTATAGCGAGGCATCCAAAAAATTGCTTCGCCCATATCAATAACATTATTAATAATTTCGTGAGAACTATTTACAGTTGGAACGCTTGATGTAAGATTTGAGTTTAATGGAATGGCGGATAATGTGTATGCACCCTGTGAAGATTTTTCTTCATTAATAGATTTTGTATTTTCTGATGGAGCTATTTCCCATAGTAGTGCTGGCTTATAAACCCAGACCTTATCTTCATCTAAAAGATTTGCTTGACGAATTTCTTTATATGTTTTTTGAATATAACGTGATGTATAAATAATCTTACCATCATTAAATACATCGTTATCTTTACTACTTACTTCAATAATATTTGCTAAGTTTGCATTAGGAGTGGTTCTATTTTTTGCACGACCTGAGCGAGTACTATCCTGACTTCCTAGAAATTGTAGGTTAACTTCATTAGCGGCATTTGCAGATCCAAGTCTATCTCCAAGCTCTGCAAGCATATAGCTTTTACTCATAAGAACAAAGTTGTTTTCTTCGTCAAAGAACATTGCGGTTTGTGATGATATAGCAAGTTGCTGTAGTACTTCTGCTACCGTTGTATTTGGTCCAATATAGAAATAAGGTATAATTAAATCTTTATCGCTATCAGATTTTTTATATATATAATTTGAAAAACCAATTGAGTCTAAAAGCATAGCAATTGCATAGCTAAATGAAACATCAGCAAATAATGTTTGGGGTGCTGTTAATGATTCAAAGTAAAAGTATAAATCTCTAAGTTTAATTGTTGCCGTGCGAGAATCATTTTTAATTTCTGGAAAAGATTCGGCATACATTGTTTTAATTGGAACATAGTAATCTATTAGTGTTATTGGAGATGGAACATTTTTAATTACCTCGTAAAACTTTACTTGCATATTACGTTTTACATACGGTGCAATAACGCTATTGGCGTTGTTAGTGTTTAGTACCTGGTCAAAGTCTGCGATTGTAATTGAGCCAGTTGATGCTAGTAGCTGACCAACTGGGAGACCACTTACTCCAAGATCAGAAGCGATCTTGTTGATTGTATAATCTTTTGTAATATCTGTCATATTAATAGCAAGTCGTGGAGATAGCTCAATTAATTCAAATGGCACATCTAGTTTACTCATTGTATCTACAACAACACGAAGCCCTTTTATGTATTTAAATTGTGTAGAAGATTGATTGTTAAAATCTGTAAAAAATGGAGTGCTTGCTGATAAAGTTTGTGAGCCAACAGACCACTGAGAATTTGAATAGTGAAGTTCAATATATCCATCTCTTCCTATTAATGGACTGCTAGAGTTATCTGCATTTGTAAATGTTTTAGCAGTTTGCCAAACATTATTCTCAAGGTATTGAATCTTCCAGTTAATGGGTACTGTTCTATTTACAATTGTGGATTGCGTATCATATAATGGATCTGAGTCTGAACTGTTTCCATTATAAATATTTCCAATTGTCGTGTCTCCAACGTGTGTTTGCATTTTTATAATAATTCTATTTACTGGAATTTGGTTTTTATAAACAATAAAAGGTGCAGCATCATCAATATAGTACTGTATACGACCATCTGCTGTTACCGCTTTATTTGAAATTCCCCTTTCAATGGCTACTGTAGACGTTCCAGACTGTTCTGTTCTAAATGAAGTCCAGTATTTAAAAGCATCATTTTTATCTGCTATGTAATATCTTGGACGTTGCATCATACTTGTTGAAGTATTATGTGAAAAATGTCCTAAAAAATTTCCATATGAAACTGCTTTATTAATTCCAGAGCGTGGTCTAAATCTTTGAAAACAATCTTCTAAAGAAAATAAAAGTTTCTTTTTTATATCAATAGAGCTGAAGGCTGCAGGTACGTTTGTAGAAACATCATATCCTCCGTCAATAACAATGTCGGAGTCTGTATATCCTTCATAGGAAGCTTTGTTAGTATTATCTGTTCCAAATGAACCATTAATTACTTCTGAGACGGCTGGACGGTTTCTATAGTTTCCAACTATACTAATATTTTCTGCATAGTTCATATTTATTTCTGAATAAATAGCTGCTTCAACTTCAACAGCATTAGAAGTATTTAAGTGTGCGGTTAAATTAGCATTCTGGTACACACTATACCTCTTCCAAAGTTACAGAAATATCCCAAAAGTCGTAATTAGTTCCTCCACGACGTACAATATTATATGAAAAATCTGAAACATACATTTCTATAACTTCGCTATATTCATTTAAGCGGTCATATACTCCATTAAAATTTTGTGGTTTATCATATGATAGATAAACATAAAATGGTCCTGTGTGGTTTTCATACCACTCAAGAATATCTGCCCCACCTGCCCCACCATCTACAGTGTATTCATTACTTGAAACATAATCTGTTTTTGCTCCAGTAACAGTTAGTTTTGGGTTGTTATAAGTTGGTGTTCCTGTTGCTGTGCCAGTAATAGTAAAAGTAGTAGTGGTGTTAGCAACTTCAGTTACAGACAAGACTAATCCATTTGTTTGATTATATCCGTCAATACTCATACCTTCAATAGCAACGTATTCTCCTACTTTTAAACGTATACTTGTTCCAGTAGCAACATATGTCATTATTGCACCATCCCCACTTGCTGATGTAATTGGTGCGTCAAATACTGTTCTAAAGTTTGAATAGGTGGCAGATCGTCTTGACGGAAGCATTTCCCAAGAGGTAGAAATTTTAACTTTATCTGCAACGTGGAATGAACGCATACGACCATTAATCATACGCTGTCTATTTTGTAGTCTATCAGTTGATACATCAATATTAGATCTATTGTGATCTGAAAGAATTAAGAATGTTTGAAGATTTGCAGCAGCATCTGAACCAAATTCAAATCCTGATATAGCTAATGGGTTACCAGCTGTAGCGGTGGTATAGGTTTCTGACCACAGCATTGCTTGTGGACGTTCATACTTTTGTCTATTGCTGATATATGTCATTAAAGTCTATTTCCCCTAAGTCTTGTTCCGTCTACCTGCTTGATTTTGGTCATTACTGCTCGTGCAATATCGTCTGCATTTGCATTACCACCAGCATTAACGGTTACATTATAAGTATACACTGAACCATCGGCAGATTGTCCACTATTGATTGCTTCAAGATTCTTTACCCCAAAACTTTGTACAGCAGGACGCTTAACTACAAATTCTCCAGGGGTAAGCATAGCAGGAATTGTGTCTGAACCAAGTGGACTTCCTCCATTAGCAAGATATCTACTTGCAACTTTTCCACCCATTGAATATCCCATCAAGCCTCCATTTGCAGAATAGGTGGTTCCTTGTTTCCAAACATCATAAATATTGTCCCAGATCCAACCTGCTCCTCCTGGTTTTGGCATATTTTTAATTTTATAGCCTTCTGATGGGTAGTCCCAAACGTATTTTTCTCCAATACCAGAAGGAGATGGTGGCATTGCAACAGGTTGTTTAATCCACATCCACTCTTTTGCATTCCATACCCACTTATGTCCAAAAATATGTGTTGGTTTTTTGGGTTGTTTTCGTGGTGGGTCTGCTCCTCCATTGCCACTGCCATTGTTACCAGATCCACTACCAGATCCACTACCAGATCCACTACCAGATCCACCGCTACCAGAAGAACTTGATCCAAGTGCTATAGCAAGTTCACGCTCTGCAATCTTTAAGTTAAGTCGTGCAATTTCAGCTTCATAAGCTTCTCTTGTTCTACCATTAACAATAATTCCGTCAAGTTCTGCCTGTCGTTTTGCCTCAAGAGCTCTCATTTGTTCTTCTTGTGCATACCCTGCAGCCTTGACTCTTTGATTTTGTACCGCACGAGCAGCAGCAGAAATATCTCCAGAAGTCAAAGCAATGGCTACGTCAAGCTGATCTTTTTGTTGTTCAGCAATTTGAGAATTAATTTTTGCAATGTCTTCAAGTGCTTTCTTACGCTTATCGTATATCTTATTGATTGCCTCTTCTTTAAGTGCAATGACATTAAGTGCTTTTTGCTGCTTGTCTTTTTTCTTATTTAATTTTGCAAGTTTTTTATCTTCTTTAGTACCACTACCGCTGCCGCTAGGATTTGGATCTGGATTTGGATCGGTAGTTATTATTGGTGGTAACGCTGCATCAACAGTTGCATCTAACTTTCCATTTTTCTGAAGTCTATCCATATAATTAGCAAGTTGATAAACACTTGAAAGGGTGTTTTTAATAGCTCCTGCAGCAAACTGTGCATATCTTTGTGTTTTTGCAAGAATAGCCCAAGTAGCCTGAAAGCCTACAGTATTTACAGACATTGTATATCTTGATTGAAGAGTTTTATGTGTTAACAAATATTCAGCCATTGATGCACTAATTTGACCACTTGTAAATTGTGCAGTAACAAGAGTTTTAAACTCTCCATCTTCAATTGTGTCGCCCTCTAATAGAGATAAAATGTTTTGTGCTGCAGGATCATCTGGATACATAAACTCAACTTGTGTTCTAACTTGACTATTAAATTCTGAATCTGATGTTTCAGCTTTATATTGAATAATTTTATCAATAGCCTCTTGTTGTTTTGCTAAACTAAGATCCATTGCATCTTTTCGTTCTGCCTCAGTTAAGTTTAGATCTGCAGTTGCAACATCAGCCATACCAACAGCTTGAGCATAATTATTCATTTCTTGTATAGCAAGACCAGTAATTGCCATATCATTAGATCCAGCTGCATTTGGACCATAGTCACCACCTGCAAATCCACCACCACTACTAGTATTTGAAGTATTTCCCATTAATCTTTGAAATTCTCCACTTGTATTTTTTTGTTGAGTAAGATTATTAAAAATATCTGTAGAAGTATTTCCAGTAAGTGCTGACACTTGTTGGTTTGCAATACTACCAATTTGTGAATTTCCAGCTTTTTGAGCAATTGCACTTATAAGAGTTGATGCATCTGCCTTACTTAATATTCCTTGTAAAACTGCAGTTGTCATTGTTTGACCAAGATTTTCACCAATTGAAGATATAGTTTGATCTGATTCAATTCGTCTTTGAACATCTGCTAAAATTTGTTGTGCTCCACCACTTTGTTCTAACATTTTTTCACCAGCAGAAAGCTGTTCAGCTGTCGTTCCAAGCATTCCAGCTTCTCTTGTTGCTTTAGCACTTTCTGAAGCAGATACTGTTCCAAAATCTTCTGCAAGAGCTTTAAGTGCAGAATTATTTACTGTTGCCGCATTTGCCATCTCAACAGTCTTTTTTCTATTAGCTTCTGTTGCGGCATTGGCAGACATTACAACTCCAACTAAACCTACCAGTGCTGCAGCAACTAGTGCAATTGGTGCAGGTAACATCATAAATAGTGGACCAATCATAGCAAGGGTTGATCCAAGACCTTCAAGACCAGGAACCATAGCAACAGCTCCACCAGCCATAGCAAGTCCCATACCAACGCCCATACCGCCCATACCCTTAACTCCACTAGCAATACGTGAACCTATGCCTGGTTTTTGTGGTGCTGGAGCAACAGCAGATTTTTGTGCAGCATACTGTTCTCTACGTTGTGCATTACGTTGGTCACGTTTTTCTTGTGCAGACATTGCTTGCTGCCCTGCTGCATTTGAAAGTCTTGTTTTTTTGCCAGTCGTTGGGTCAGTTGAATAAAATTGATTTCCAGATCTAGAAACAACTCCCCTGGAGTTTCTTGCAGCCTGTCCAGTTTTGCTTGCACGTGGCTTGCTTGATGTTCTTCTTGTATCTGACTTTATTCTACCTGCAGAAGTTTTTGCTTCTTTACTTTCTTTTGCATCTATAAGTCTAAGAACGCTATCTGATGGCTTAAGTTTATTTTGAGCTAAATACTGCTTTATTTCAGCAGAAGTCATTTTTTTCATTTCAGTAAGGTGTGCTCTTGCAAGTCCAGTATCTGTAAATGATTGATTACCAGATATTTCACGACCCATAGCAACATCTCGTTTTCTTTGTGTTGCTCCAGCTCCATACCAAGGCATTCCGCTAATTAATGATTTTCTATTTCCAACTCCCTCTTGTGCAAAAGAAGTTTTTCTTGTCATAACTGTTTTTGCAGCTGCCGCAAATTTTGTTCCAGTTGTTGCCTTAGTTACCTCTCTTTGAGAAATCCTAGCTAGGTCCGAGTCGCTTATTCTTCCGCCTTGCTGTGCAACTGCACCTGCAATTCCACCAGTAATGTTTTGAGCAAGTGCTCTAATGTTTTTGCCTTCTGGACCCTTCATTAATTTTTGAATATCTTTTTCAGTTGTAGCAAGACCCATTTCTGTAACAATTTGTCTAACTATTGGTGAGGCAAATGCTCCCTTTCCTCCTCCAACTGTTCTAATTTCTGAAGCTAAAGCTTTAGCATCTACCCCAGAATTCTTACCCTCTGCTGTAAGTTGTTTATTTGTTCTTTGTGATAAGAATCCAGTTGCATTTGAGAATACATTAAATGCTCCACCTGCAAATCCAGGAATATTTCCAGCAACCATACCTTTAATAAGTGGGGCATATTTCTTTGTCATTGCTGCAGGAATTATAGATTCTCCTGGAGAAAGCATTGCAGGAATAACATCTCCAGCACCCTTTGGACCACCAACAGAAACTACACCACTTGCAAACTTGCCTGGCTTTGGTCTACGTCCTACTGCTCCACCAGCCCCTGCACCCTTTTGAGCAGCAATGTTTCTTTGGTATGCAGTTGTTAGTGCATCTACTGCAGCCTTTTCAGCTGTAAATGTTTGATGTAGTTTAGAGTGAACTTGATCAAGGGAAGCTGCGGCAGCGGCTGCGTGAATTTCGCTTTGTGTCATATATTCAAATTGATTACCAAGAATACTAGCATCACCAGATGTTTTTCTAAACATCATACTGGCAGCACCAACAAGCTTAAGAATGTTAGCAATACCGTTAGCAAATAGACCAACAGTCATAAGTAGTGCTGGGAATATTCCACCAAGAACTACTGTAAGTCCAACAACAAACTGCTTGACACCAGCATCCATACCATTAAACTGTTGAAGAAGTTTTGTTCCAAACTCAATAACAGGGGTAATCAATTTAAGGAACTCTTCCCCTACTGGGGCAATTGCTGCCTGGAAGTCTGCAAATGCTTTTTCAAATTTATAAGTTGTAGTGTTTTCAATCTTACTAAGTTCTCGCTTAGATAGGATTGCAAGCTCTTGTGTGGTTGCTGAGGTTAGCTCTAAGACTCTTTGAGCCTGTGTACCCTCGCCAATTACGTTTTGGAATAGTGTGGATAAACGTGAGAACTGGAACTTACCAAATAGTTGCTCAATGGCACGAGCACGATTAAGTGGGTCAAGGGTATCGAGTGCTGATGCAAAATCAATAACAAGCCCCTTGATATCTCCTTTATTTGAATTAACAATATTTTCAATATTAATACCAAACCCAGCAAGCATTTCTTTTGCTTTGCCAGTTGGATTAATGAGGGCAGCAAGACCTGATTTAAGTGCGTTAGCACCTTCTGAAGCATTAATACCACCTTCCTTCATTGCTGTAAGGAAGAAGGCTAGATCTTCAACATCTCCACCAAGTTGCTGAACTACTGGACCAGCCTTTGGAATAGCTATTGTAAGATCCTCAATAGATGTTACTGACTGGTTTTCAACTGCGTTAAGGAAGTCAATTTTTCTAGCAAGTTTGTCGGTTGCAGTACCAAATGTATTTGTAAGGGATACCGTTGTTTCAAGAGCTTGTGTTTGCTCTACGTTACCAAGAACTGCAAGACGAGTTGCCTGTGCAACTTGTCCAAGAAGATCTGCACCAGTCTTACCCATAGCTGCAGCTTCTGATGCAAGGTTTAGAGTATCCTTAACAGCAACGCCATACTTTGTGTACTCTCCTGCAAGAGACCTAATAGATTCAATCATTGTGTCTGTTTCTTCAACAGTTGTGCCAAAGTCACCATAAACACGTCGGATCTTGATAATCTGTTTTTCAATATCCATAAAAGATTTAGCGGCAGCAGCTGCAAACATTGTAAGTGGAATTGTAAAACCAACCATAAGCTGACGACCAGCCCATTGTGTATTCTTACCCCAGTTAAGAAGTTGTGTAGAACCCTGCTTGACTAGCTGATTCATTATCTGCATTTTTTGTGCAGAAACCATTGTTTTTGTAGCAAAGTCTTGCATATCAAGAGCAAGAGGTCTAATCTTAATAGCCTTTAATGCACCGTTAGCATCACGACCCATAGATATGTATTGTGTTTGCAAGTCTTTAACACGTTCAATTGCTACCTTTTGAATTGTGCTAAATTCTTTTTTAAAGAAGTTTCCAAATGTGCGAGTTGATCCCATTGAATAACGGAAATACTGCCCCATAGAAAGCTTGTTCTTTTCAAGAGCAGTTGAGAATGCTTCTGTAGAGGACTTAATATTCGTCATAGATGCAGCAAACTTGCCAGTGGAATTAACCGAGTTAATTAACTCTTGGTTTAGATTTGCAGCTTTATTTGCTGCAGTCTTACTTCCATTGGCAAGTTGTGCATTGAAAACTGCAATTTCTCGTTGCAGTCTTTTGATTGATGAAATGGCATCCGACGTATTTACATTTACGCCAATATTAGCAGTTACATCGTCAGCCATTCATTTACACCTCTATTTTAAATTTAGCTAACGCCAAGTGCATCTGAGAGTTTGACTCCTGATGCGGCTTCCACAACTTGATAAACTGTTGGTAAATCAATGTTGTCTTCAAGAGCAGCTATATCTCCTGAAATTTCTGGCTTGTACTGCTTCATTGCAATCTGTACACATTCCATAAGAAGATTCATTGACTTCTCATTATCTTCTGCTACCTTTGCAATGCCTTCAAACTTTTTCATAAATTCACGAAGTAGTGAAATCTTGAGTGGGCGAACGGTAATAGTTGTACCGTCAATTAGTACAATGTCTGTTGCTTCATTAATTGTTGTTGCCATTTTTTCCTCCTTGTTAGGCTTATTAAATTATATCACAGAAGGCGTTTAGTTTTCGACTAGTTTTTCATAACTTAAGCCCATACCAATTCCAAAACCTGCATTTGCAGCGTTAGGTCCTTGGAGAGCCACTACATCATTTGAATCACTAGTCATTCCACCACTAAAGAACTTTGCTTTCTTTTCTTCCCATAGGTCCTGACTACCACTTTCTTTATCAAGGTCTACTCCCTGGATACCTGCAAAAAATCTTTTTTCTTCATAATCAAGATCTCTTTTTATGTTTAAAATAGATACTAGTTCTGGCATTGATATTGATGACTCAAGTTCTTCAAAATCTTTCCATATTCCCAAAAGAAATACTTCTGCTTCTAGTTTTGCTAAGTCAAGGCTGTCCCAAGTGGATCCGCTTTCTACTGCTTGATCTTTTACTGGCTCTTCTTCATCATCGCCATTAATTTTAATTCCAGCTGAAATATCTAATACTTCATAAATAGCTGGTAGGTTAAGACTATCTTCTAAGTCTTCTATTGTTTTTATAGATGGATAAAATTGTTTCATACATACTTTTGCACATTCTGCTAATGCAGAGATTGCCTCCATATCATTTTTTGCTACCTTGACCTTTTCAAATACTTTCATAAACTCTCTAAGGTATTTTAACTTTAATGGTGTTATGTATAGTTCTGTACCATCTATTAAATGTATCGTTCCTGATTCATAAATTTCTGTTGCCATACATCTATTGTACCAAAAACAAAACTGCCCAGAGCCGAAACCCTGAGCAGTTCTGATTGTATTAAATTATGATGCTAGTGTGCGGTCTACAATCTTACCGTATGACGCATTGTCATTGGGAAGAAGTCTGAATGATACCTCAAACATTGTAGCTTCATCACGCTTGGCTGATACTGTAACACTTTCAATTGAAAGAGCACGGTATGCAACATAGACACGTTCGATGGATGAACCAGCTGCACAGTCTCCTGTACCTGGACCAACAGCAACGAGACCACGCTCAACTGGACACTCACCAATGTTTCCTGCACTAAGGTTTAGTACACGGTCACCCTTGTAACCGTATGCACCAAATGCACCGAAACCTGAAGCACTGTTGTCAAAACCATTATCTGGAGTTAATCCACCTTTTAGATCGGTTGCTTGACCAGCAATAGCGAACAATAGATTGTCAAGTGTTGCTTCAGCGAATGCAGTGTTAAGATTAACCTGCATACCCTGCTTGTAAAGCTTGGCAACGTCAAGAACTTGATCAACCTGTACTTCACCGAAGTCAGGCTGGAATACAATTTCAAGACCATTCATTGTGTAACCAACATTGCGGAAATCAACATCGTTTGTGAGTGTTGTATTATATGCAACGTTCTTTACAAAGTCGGGCATATCGATTTCAGCTTGAGCGTTGGTAATACCACCACTTGTGTTCTGACCGATTGGACCGTCTTCGAATGTGAAAAGTGCTGCTGCACCAACGATGATGTTAGCACTTGTACCTCTTTTATAATCTGCCATAATTATTTCACCTCTTTCTTTTTATAGAATAGTAGGGCGAAGTTTCCTCTTTATAATTATATACGGTTATTATGCAAATGAATCAGATTTGTGCCAGTCATAGTCAATAATTATTTTATTTCCTGCATAAGTGCGAGCTGTTCCAAAATCTATAATATCACGAGTTTCTTCAAGCTGATAAATTTTAATTGAATGAAAATATGGCATAAGAAAATCTGTTCCATCAAAGGTAACTTTATTGTGAGTAACACCATCAACAGTTACTGTTCCATTTGCTTTTAAAGCAATCCAAGCATTTAAGTCTTTTGCTGAATCATCTCCGCTATCAAGAAGATCTTGAATCTCTTGTGTCATTTCAATCAAATTAACTACAGCTGTTTCTGTAAGTGCATAGAAGTAGTATAGTAGCTGTTCGCACTTAATGTATGGGAATGGTGTTCTACGCATCTTGAACATCCTATCAAATACCGCAGCTTGTCCCTGAAAGTTATATCTTGAAGTACCACCAGATGTTAAAACATCAAGACTGAAGTTTTCTGCAACACTAAAATCACTTGGATATGTTGGAAACATTGGAACAGCCCCAAATCCTCTACTTGCAAGTTTTTCTTGTAAGTATTTATTAATAAAAATTGGTGGATAATATATTGCCATTATGCTTTAGCTCCTAAGTTTGCTACCCAAGTATAGCCAGTTGAAATTCCTACTGATCTTCCTCCACGTTTCCCAGCACCTAAATTCTTTTTATATGTAGTTGGATTTTCTAAATACTTTATTATTCCACTAGATCTAATAAAGGTTTGGGTAAAATAATTATTAAAAAATGAATCAAGATTTTATTAAATCCTCCTTGTGCTGCTAGACGACCTGGATTATCCACAACAATTGGATTTTTTGTAAAAACCTGTTCTCCACCATCATTAAAAGTAAGCACTGAAGACTTCCTTGGTTTTATTACTACTGAAATTCCATTTTCAATAATTCTTGCCTTGTCATAAAATGGTGTAGTTGATCCTTCTTTAACAGATGTTGACTGTCTAAATGTGGATTTAATAGAAAGTCCTAGACCTGAAACAGTATAATCAATGTCATATAGTCTGGCTGCTGGACTCCCAACCTGGTTCCATTCATAGACGTGATGAAGCACTGCAGGGTTTGTTCGTGCTGATGAATCAATATATCGTTTAATAAGCTCTATTGCTTCTTTACCTATTGATGTTAGTATTTGCTTTTTGCCTCTTTGAATACCTTCGGCAAACCCAATTGAATACTCCATAATGTTATTGATCTCTTTTTCAAATGTTTTATTATCAAATGTTACTCTCACTATACATCCGCCCCCTGGTTTTCAGAGCGGCGTAGGACTACCTTGTAGTACTCTACTGTCCCAAATGGATTAACAAATGGTGCTTGAGTTGCAATTTCAAAAAGTGTTGATTTACCATTTCTTGGTCCAGACGTTTCTAGATAAATTGGATTACCAGATTGATCACGAATGTTACTTATAACAATATTTGTTGCTGCATTCTTTGCATTAAGGCTTGAGATACGTATATCTTTTTTTACTCTACCAAGTAGTAGCATATCAGTTTTAATGTCTGGATCTGGTTTAATATCTTCTTTATATGAAACTCCAGCTTCATTAAATGAACAAACAATTGTTTTGTCTAATACCCAACTTTTAGTAATATTTCCATAAGCAGTTGTATCCATAATTGGATAAAAAACATCTGCCATCATAGGGAACATAAAGTCTGGGGTTTCGCAAATAGACATTACAGCACCCCTAGTCTTGTAATTGACTTAGCATACTTAGAAAGTATTTTGTCTACAAGAATATTACCTGTTCCTTCAAATGACTGCTTATCAAACTGTAGCTTATACTGGTCTGTATTATAGGCTGTTACATAACGCTTATAGTAATCAAGCTGTCCACATTCGATATCAGTGATTAGTAGTTTTGTTGCACGAGCAATATCTGATGGAACAAACTTGTGTCCAAACTCTACCTCAAATTTATAGTCAAATGTGGTTGAGAATATACCAAAATAAGTTGTATCATTGCTAATATAGTCTGTACCGCCAGCAGGTAGAATAAGTGCAGCACCTTCGTACCTATTTAATGTTCCAACATATGTTTGAGTTATAGCTGTACCGTCTGCTGTTATTTCAAAGTTTTTTTCATATGCTGTTGGATTTGATGAATTATAAATAAGCACATTGTTTTCGTATACTTTAAGAACTTTTTTAACATCATCCCACACTGGAACATAGTCTGCACCAAGTCCAACAACCTCTAGCGTTTTCTTTTCGTAGTAAAATCCTTGAGGAATTACTGCATCAATAACTGCTCTTGCAAGTTCTTCGTGTTCTGTTTTAGTAGCAATGTCTGTTGCTGTATCTGCAAGAGTGTTTGGATCAACATATGGTCTGCGTACTTGATAAGATTCATCTTGTAAAATATCTCCAGATGCATCCTTAATAACTACATTATAATCATTGTCATACTTTGCTGGAAGAGTGATGCTCCAAACATACGCAGCTTTATTTGTAACGGTTTGTGTAGAAACTGAGTTATCTACCAGGTCAGTAATAGTTGCTGTAAACACCTCATTACTGGTATAAGTCGCTGGGATAGTATATGTAAACCCAACGCTAATATATGGTGATAATCTCAATAGTTCCATTAAACTCCGTACTCCTCTGCAACCTCTTCTGGGGTTGCGGTACGCACGTGATCACGCTTAAGCCATTGTACAGACTCTGCTTTGTCTACGATATTGTACCCTTTTTTAATTTCCCCTACGCCTTCCCACAAGACATTTCGTGTAGAGAATAGTGCTACTGTTTCTTTTTTAACAACTTTAGGTTCTACTGCTTTTACTTTTGGCGATCTAGCCGCAGCTCCTGAGCCAATAGCTCCATTGTCTGTTTCTGTAATTGATCCAGATTTTTTGCCACCTTTGGCAGTTGTGCGAGATGATCCAATTATATTTTCATCATCTGTTTCTGGAATGCCCTTTGATTTTTGTTTTAAGTTTGAAATTGATTCTTCTACCGCTTCAACAGAATTATCTGTTATTTGTTCAATTGTTTCTGATGCTTCTTCGACTGTCTCTTCGACTGTTTCGATAATTGTTTCATTTGACATTTGAAACCTCCTTAAATAATTATATCAGATAGTAAGAAAGGCAGGGACCGAAATCCCTGCCTCCCTAATTCGAACCCAAATTATGAACTTGAATCCTGGCTGTCGCTATCAACCCAAGCTACAGCATCCTCTTCTTCCCACTGAAGTCCGAAACGAACGAATACGGTGTATTCGATTGTATCCTTCTTGGGAACGTACTGACGGTTTACAGTGATATCTCTCTGGAAACCCCAAATACGGTTTGAAGGGAATGTGAGGTCAATATACCCTGTTGGGTAGTAAGGAACCTCCATTACAGGAACGCCAAGTACACGAGTGGTACGAGCAGATCCTAGAACCTGATCAGTTCCATCAAGATATGTATTCTTGTAGTTTTCTGACCAGATGTTGGTTCCAATTGTTCCATTCTTTGCAACGATGCCCTGGAAAGCCTCAGTTCCTGTGTAGAACTTAAGACCTGTCTTGAGAGCACGGTACTTGCGAGGGAGTGCATTAATTACTCCCTGAAGAACCTCTGGAGTCCAGTTGTTGCTTGTAACAGTTGCAGAATACTCGTGAGCATCTCCACCGAAACGAACCTTGCGAACGAAGCCTTCCATAATGTTAAGGAATGCGTTACCTCCAGTACCTGTACCATTGATGGCAAGGTCTTCAATATCGTTTGCGAATGCGTTGGTCATTAGACGAACAAGGTGGTCCTCAAGGGCTGCACCTTCAATGTTGTCTTCTAATGCCTCAGCAGAAACTTCCCAGTCAAGGCGAAGCTTCTTTGTTGTTAGTTCAACCTTAGCAAAGGTTGCACCTGCGTTTGTGTATGTCGCGTTAGCCTGATTTGCAGCACGAATAACTCGTTCTCCAACATTGACCTTTTCGAGCTCCATTGTATTGGCTCTCATTGTGACACGACGACCATCTTTAGCGAGAACAGTTCCGTCCCAAACATAGTCGATAAATCTACGAGCCTGTTCAGGCTGTAGAATACCGCCACCAGCATCACCCGAAGGAGTTACGGCGTTTGGACCAGTTGTAACACCAAAGTTTGCGGTTGGGATGTTTCCTGCTGCTGTTGCACCAGGGTTTGTAACACCACCAACTCCTCCAGATGCGAATGCTCCTTCACCGTTTACTGGTGTTGCACCTGGATAATTTTTAATAATCTCTTCCGACATTTTTGTCACCTCCTAAGTGATTTTTTATTTGAATAGATCGGCAGTTTTGAGGAAACGTCCGTCCCATAGGGATTTCTCAATCTTATCTGATTGATTTTCCTGTACGATCTCGCCAAGATCGCCAGACTTGCGGAAAGCGGTATCTGCCTCAACAGCGTCAACTCTCTTTCCAAACTCGTTAAACTCGCCCTTTGCCTCTGTTACCTCATTTTTTACAGAGTCAATTGACTTGCTTAATTGTGCAATTTGTTCGGCTTGTGCCTGAACAACTGCTGTTAGATCGCTAAAGGCTTTTGTAACGGTATCCTTGATTTCAGCAACTGC